ATTGAGTTCATACGAGTAGATCTTGGATGCGATGTTGGAAGCAAGTCTGTGTTGAATGCTTCTAAACCGATAACCTTGTTGTATTTAGCTAGAGAGATGTAGTTAGAAAGCTCTGTAAGTGCTTGATGCTTACGAATTGAGAAAGGAAGTCCTCTAGTCTTTTGTAGAGAACGAGCAAGAACCTTGTATGCAGATCTACGATTTACTCGACGGCTTGTTGTAGAGAATTCATTTGCTTTTTCAAGTAAAACATTTGCTTCTTGACGAATAAAACGTGCCTGTTCACGGCTGCTATATGCTCTGTAAGAGCTTACAACAATTTTATTCTCCATCTTCTTCTCCCTTTATTGGAAGAAGGTCTCCATCTAAGCTTTCATAACCAAGAGATGCTAAAAGAGATGCTCGCTTGAATGGATTTTCTCCATTACGAACTCCACGAAGCCAAGATGCACGAACTGCATGCTCTGCTTCATAACCAAAACCTGAATACTCTGCCATAGCAAGGATTGCTTCTTCTGGAGATGAGTAATCTTCTTCAGTTAGAAGGTCAATATTTAATTCTTGTTCGTAACGCCACTCGTTAGCAAGCTTTGCTAGCTCTTGTGGTGATTGGATTTCGTTTCCGAGCTTCTCACCTTCGAGAACTCCAACATCAACGACGCCATCTGGGATAACCGCGAAACGACACTTACCCTCGTCTTCGACTTCAAGTTCGATGATTCGGCATTGGCCATTACCCATGTATAGAACACAGTTAGAGCATTTGACTCCGATACCTCTGACATCGTTTTCTGCTGGAGGTGTGTATCCTGCCCAGATTCCTGTGGCATCTTCATTGAATCTTCCATATTTATCTGCAATCTCGACTAGCGCTTCTGCTAGATCGCTCTCTTCAGGAACCAAACCTGCTGAAGCTGCAATGGAGTTTGATTTCTTAGTTGAACGTGGATGTCCAGAAGGAAGTAAGTCATTATCTGTCTTGTATGCAGAGTTTGATGGCTTTCCAGACTTCAACAACTTAAGAAATGCATTTACTCGACCCATTGCCCATTGGTTGCGAGTCATTCCTGGACGGTGTGACACTGAGTAAGCACCTGCACCGCGACGATATACAGCTTTTAACATTCCAAGAGTTGCACGACGACCTTTACCAGCTTTTTCGTTGTGCTGTTCAACTTTATTTTTCAAAGACTTCTCTACTGCTGCAGAAAATTTAACTTTACGAGTTCCTGATGCAGATCCTTTAGCATTTTTCTTAGAACCCTTAACTTGATCCTTTTTAGGGGCAGGAGTTTGAGAAATAGTGCGTGACATTACTGCTCTTGCCCTTCTGCTGGGGCTTCAGATGTAATTCCTGCTTCTTCTGCACCTTCACTTGCAGCATCTAATGCTTGCTGAAGCTCTGGTGGGATAGGGGCAACTGATGATTGCTGTTGCTGTGATCTAACTGTGTTAATAACCTCTGGAGCAAGTGCTGAAAGCATTGCTTCTGTAAATTCTGGAGTAAATACGCCTCGCTCTTGTAGAAGACGGATTGAAAGTTCTTTTGGAGTAGGTGCATCTGCATCTGAGAAGCCGTGAGCACGACGCCATGTGTTTGCAGAGACTGCCATGCGATCAAATCCTGCATCTGCATCTGTTGCACGGTCATTACGAGTTGCAATTGCTGATGGGTCATACCAAACAACAATCTTGTTAACTTGTGTTTCTTCAAAACCATTTGCAATAAGGTATGGACGAAGGTAGACAACTGTTAGAGCATCTGCAATGAGCAACATAAGTGGTTCAATGTGTGCCTTGTACAGTGATTCATCAATCTGCATTGCATTTGAGTACTTAACATTTGCTAAACCTGTAACAACATCCTTTGGAACATCTAATCCTTGAAGGATGCGCTCTAGTACACGATCAGAACGCTCAGCTAGTGCTGGGTCGAATGAACGCTCAAACTTAAACTGCTTAATCTTGTCACCAAGTTCTGCAGGACCACGAATGATAAGAGGAACAACTGCTGATGCGGACTCTTCATCTCTGATTGGAGTCGTCATCGCATCCATTAATTGTTCTTCGAATTCGTCCTCTGCTTCTTCAGCAGTAAACCCTGCGCCGATACCATCTTCAGAATCGTAGGGGTAGTCTGGATCGCCTTGCGACGCAACCGAAAGACCATCTGGAAGATAAAGAGCACCAGCATTGAGGCGAGAGCGAGCAGTAGCACGGAATGTCCTATTCAGTAGAAGTAGTTCGGCGCAAAGATCAAGCAAACCTCTTAGCGATGAATCTGCTTCATCCGAAAATCTTGGATGTGAACGCCAGATGCGTCCAATAAATGCATTCTTACCTAATTTTGTATTTGCAGTTGCGCCTTGTGAAGATGTTGATTGTTCACGACGGCCAATAACATTAAATCCGCCACGAACATCTGCAGTTACTTCATCAACAGAGCGAATGTCCCAAGACTCAGGAAGGTTAGCTCCTGGACGAGCTGGCATTTGAACCAAGTAGCATTCTCCTGCAACAGCCAAATTGAGTGCTGCATCTTTAAGAAGTCCTGCTTGTCCACCATATGCTGAGTTTAGCCTACCGAGAGCACGCTCAGCTGCATTAGCAAGTCTTTGATCAACAATGCTTGAATTTCTTACAGATGTTGGTTGCTCTGATGGATCATCAATTGCAGCTGCGTAAATACGAATGCGTGAAACAACAGATGCAACTAAATTAAAAGCGTATTTGATTTCGCCAATTGCGTCGTAATACTCCCAAGCCTCTGCTTGCCATGCGCTAGAACCAGCAGCACGACGAATTCTAAATTGCTCGAACTCTCCCTTGTCATTAATTTTAATTTGAGCTGCTGCAGCTGTAAGAGATCTAGGTGCAGAGTAAGGGACAGCTTTTGCATTGTTACTAAAGACAGAAATTATTGAAGATGTAGTTGCTGGGGCTTGAACTATTTGTGTAGAACGAGAAAAAGTTGATTTAGTTCTTTTGCGTGAAGACTTTGGAGGTTGAGGAGATGACTGTTCAGGATTATCGTTTGTAAAGATACCCATTAGAACTCCTTGTCATCTTCAACGGAATATGAAGTCTTACTTATCTTCATACGCAGTCAGTAAACCAGCTACAGCTGATACAGCATAAATTATAGCAATGATAGAGATTACTGATGGAATGATTATGAAGCCTCCAACAAAGGCTGCTGCGATCCAAAAGCTAAAACACCACTCGCAGGTGGATAGGTAGCCAATGTAGGTAGACTCTGGTGGAAACTTTTTCCAAAAGGCATTACGGAGAGAGGTAGTGATCATGTCTCTGGTGAAGAGACGAGTCACTCGGTAGCTTGCTAGACCTAAAATTACAAATTGTAAAAGTGTTATATCTAAAACTAGTTTAGGGCCTTCTGGAGTGTCCTGTGCTATCAAAATGTTATCTCCTAGGAGCACAACTCGGACTCGATCAACCTTGCGAGTGCCTTCAGGGCATGGGCCTGGAATTACTAGCTCGTCTAGGCCAATGGAGTTAGGTGGAGCAAGCCAAACAACTGCTGGAAAGACATCCGAAACTGCTCTCAATCTAGATTTCCCCTTCTACAAACTCTTCTGGAACATAAAAATCAATCCAACCTAGTGTAACTGTTGCTAGAGGTAGAACCAAAAGCACTGGAGCATTCCTAGAGGTCTTATCGATCTCTGTAAAGAACTCGTCAGAGCTTCTAACCTGCTTAGCTGCTTTGAAAGCATTACTTTGAATAAGACTTTTGAGAGGAAAGGCCATTGGATAGCGTGAGTGAGGGCTGGTCATGGTCTCAAGTTGGCGAGACTGAGGACGCTTGGTCTTCTTAGGGTTCTTCCAAACGATTACAGCAAGGTCATTCTCGCTATAAGTGCCATTCTTTGTCTTATAGCTTCTGATCATTGACTCAAACGCCTTGCCATAGCACGATAGGTAACTCCTGCAGCCTCTGCTATAGCGGCTGTAGGGACTCCACGAGCCCGTAACTGCTGAGCTAGGTAGGTCAACTCTTGATTGGCTTGAGCTAAAGGACTGTCAGGGCGTGTTTTAGCTCTGTAGCGCTTGGAAAGGGCAGATAACTCCCTCAGACGGGGTCTTATTTCGGGAGGGACGCCCGGAGAAATGGATCTAAGGCGAGGAGCATTCTTGGTAGGCACAGAAGTGGTTAAGGACTTAGGTGCAGGAGATGGGATAGGACGAGAGAGCTTGAGATCCTGTGCTCGCTTAACCCAAAAGTGGATGGTGGTCTTGGGGCGAGGGGGAGAAAAAGACGCTCCAATAATTGCCAAGGACCAACCAGCTTTCCACAAAGCACGAAGGCGAGATTCCATCTCAACTCGTGTGAGGGTAGAGAGGTAGTGCATCTCGTCTACGGGAAGTTTGAGCTGCTTGTCCATAAAGCAATTGTACGGGAGTATAAAGAAGGTGAATTTAAAGAAGGACCCTTAATCTTGTACGATGCAAGCAAAAATATGAACCTTTCCATATTTTGCTTTTGACCCCGGAGAAGGGTACGGTATGTTTTCGCACTTTTCAAAATCGTTCCGGGGCTTTTTTCCTAAAAAATATAATGCTTTTTTACCCCCCATTTTTGCTCTAAAAATAAATAAAAAATCTTCAAGAAAGTAAGCAATGTTTTCAAAGATCGTTTTTATTTTTGCTCTAAAAAATATAAAAAAGATATTTATTTTTATAACAAAAATATATAAGGCTTTTATAAAAAATATTTATAAATACAAAAAACTTATACAAAAACAACTTACTCATGAGTAACTTAGACTTCTAAAAAAGGTTATGAAACTAACTTGTTACTTCCAAGTAAGTTACTCAAAGCTTTAGCCTAGTAACTTACAAGCCAAGCCTAGAAAAATCTAGGACAAGCATGCAAGGTCATAACTAGACACACCTACAAAAAATCTACGACACGACTTGCAAAAGTGCAGACAAGTATTATATGCTTCTCTTGTTGGTCAAACGATCAACTAACTAACTAGGGAGAAAACAAATGATTTCATATGGAGTTCATATAGTCGCAGGGGGGTTTCCTCATAACTTCCATGTTGACACAACCGCAAGTGTCAAAGAACTAATCGAAGGTTCAACAAACATCACCGCACTAATAGTTCATGAAGAGTTTCTAAGTTCATACCGCAAACTCTCTGATACTGAAATCCTTCATAGGATTTTTCTTGATAACACCGCAAGAACTTTAGAAGAGAAAGCATTACCAAGAATCTTGCAACCTATTGCCTAACTCCCAACGGCAAAGAACTGACCCCCTAGAAATAGGGGGTTTTTTCTTTTCTAAGACACGGCATATTTGGACTTGCAAAGTTGCAGGGAAGTAGGTTACTATTTTCCTAGCGGTAAACAAACAACAAACAACCGCACTAGGGAGAAATCAAATGGACATAGTAGTAACAATCAACGAACAAGAACTTTGGGAAGCGGTGTTCGGTTCTGCTTTTGAAACTTTCGGAACTCATTGGAACGAAATCGAATATCTAGAAGGCGACTGGGATAAGATCGGCAAAGTTCGTTTAGTTGCTATTGACGAAGTTACTGAAGAAAAGACTGAAAAGATTATTGGAATTGAAGAACTCGGCAAGGCTCTTCCTATTGCTAATAACCAAGTAAGCATGGACTTATTCAACTTCGACCAATACGATGCTATTTGCGGTGATGCAGTTCTTCAAGTTGCGGTGCTAGGTGAGGTTGTATACGGGTAAAGCTTCAAAAACAAAAAGCCCCCCACCGCAAGGTAGGGGGTTTTTTGTTGCAATGCTTTAGTGCTTGACACCTACATTAGTGCCAGCAAATAAATGTGCCAAGACTTCTTC